CTTGCAGCTTCAATTGCTTTGAGTTGAAACTCCCCTCTAGTAATAAGTAATTGTTGTTCGTCCGCTTTCGCTTTACGACTTTGTGCCCATATACTTAACAAGCTACTCAATAGAGTAGATCCAAGCATGGTAATTATCTCAAAAGGAAACCCCACATTACTTCATCGGGTCTTTTTTGTGAGAGTTTGTGTACAAGCCGAACCAAGCGGCCCCAGCACCCACAACAATAGAAATCAATCCTGACTGCTCAAAACTAGGTTCAGGCAAATCCATAAACCAAAAAGTCGTGTAATACAAAAGATACATATACACCGCTAAAAAAGCCCTTGGAATTATTCTCCAACTATCTATTGCTTGCGCTACAAATATAAACTTTTGATAAGGGTTATCGTTCTTCTCATCTTCAAGTTCTCTTATGCGATCCTTAAGATCAGACTTTTCTTGAAGCAACGCCATAAATTTATTGAGATCAATCTCAACTTCGTTGCGATCCATGTCCCCACCAAAACGGGGACTTCCATATTGTTGTTCTTCGCTCATATTAAAAGTACTTTGTTTTTTTGCGTCGGTCTGGCATTACCATTCCACACCCTCTAGCAATTGCTGATCTTACAAGACCCCCAGTTTGCATTTTCTTAACCGCTGAGTCTCTCAACGCTTTAGCGGTTGGAGCGCCTTTAGAACCAGGCTTTCTCATTTTTTCGCCTGAACCCGCTTTTATTCTTTTTCTTTTAGCGTGGATGTTATCCCACAATCCTCTTTTTTTTGCCATATCAACACTTCCATCTTCTTCTTGCTTGCCTAATCCTTGAATTAGGGTTGTTTCTAGTTTTTTTAGAACTTCTTTTCA